CCACAGGCCAATCGCCGTGCCCAACATCAGGCCCATCGCCACGATGATGACGATATCCAGCCACGGCATCCGGTGGCCGATGCGGATCACAGCTCCTCCAAGGCTTTGAAGTAGTCATCGCGGCACTTGTCGGAGCAGAAGGCATACTGCCCGTTGCCAGCCCAGATGGCCTCGTTCGCCGGTTCGCCGCACGTTTCGCAGTTGGGCTCTTCGCGTTCAGGGCTCAGCGCGTTGTCATCGTCAGCGTCCGGTTCCTGACTCCAGCGGCTCATAACACCTCCACGGTGAAATCGTCCAGTTCCAGGCCCAGCTCGTTGACGGCGTAGATATTCGCGGACGTGATGAGATCGAAGGCCTGCGCGTGCGCCGTGTCCTGCGTCCAGTGCCGATTGGGGCTGGCGTAGATGCCAGACGTGAGGCGCACCGCATAACGCGGGCGGCTGGGGGCGACCATCGCGGCTTCGGCCCGCGACAGCGCCGTGAGGGTGGCAAACAGGTGCTTTGAAATGTTGTCCATGAGAGGAGCTTACTAGCACTTGCTAGCGTTGTCAAGCACTATCTAATATCGCCAGCACGGCTAATGTTCGCGAGTTTTATATACTCTTGTAAAATTTCAGCAAGGGCCTGAGAAATCGTGCAACTGCGGAGCGCGGCTTCGATTTTGAGGTGTTGCGTTAATTTCCTAGGAAAATCGCGCAGATATAGGACATGGCTTTCAGTGCGGGGATGGTGGGGGCGTTTGGACATACCGCACAATCTAGCACGTGCGATATGCTTATAGCAAGTGCTATGGCTTAGTTTCTTCGGTCTTCGCCTGTTCCAGCACTTGCACAGCCTGCGCGGGTGGCATCTTCGCAATCGGCTGCACCTGCCCGCGCGTGATTTGACTCCCGACGCCGAAGATCGCTGCGGCCAATGCGCCAATCGCTGAGATTTGCGGCAGCGTCAGCTTCGCGCCGAACGCGACGGCGACCACGATGATCGCATTCAGAATCGCCATCGCGCGCACGGGCTCCGTGCGGATGAACGCCGAAAAGGATTGCATCATTTCGGGGCCAAGCCTTGAATCGAGGTCACCACAGCAGGATTCGCGCCCACCAAGCCAGCCAGTTGCAAAATCAGACCGAGATGCGAGAACACAAAGCCCAGCCAGTTCTTCGTCTCCACGGCCGTAATGATGTCGGGGATCAGTGTGGGATTCGCTTTCACGGCATCCCCAATCGTGCCGAGCACGGACGCCGCGGTATCGGGGTGGGCTTTCGCGAGGGCGAGCGCGTCAGCAGTTGTCATATGCTTCATCTCCCGTAACAGTTCCAATTCTTTCAACATACGTGCGCGCATCCCATCACACTGAAATAGTCGCGCGAGTTCTGCACCTGTTCCGCCGTGATTTGCCCGCGCGTCCACTGATACGTCGCGTATTCATACGCGCAGTAATAGACCGGCCCTCGAGGATTGTCATGCGCGAGATAAAACGGCGGATTCGGATCATCGCCGGCTGGCTGATCGGGAGGGCGATTGTAGGGGTGCGTCAGACGTCCGACGACTTGCCAGACCTGATCGCCGGTCGTCGGCCAATTGAACTCTGACAGCACGGCGTCATAGACCATCATCCGACCGTTGACGTTCCAGTCTGAACCACCTTCACCGACTGGAATCTTCCCCGTCGAGTGTTCGATACCCAGATACCCGTCTGGTAGGACTTGTCGGAAGAGTTGTCCGAAATGAACCACACGATCTGGTTGCTGGTCTGGGACTTCACCCACAACGCCCCAGCCGTAGAAGACCCCGTCATATCCAGGGACAAAGACGCAGTATTTAGTGAGATCGCCGTAGGAATTGCCCGATTGAAGGTAGGCACCGATGTGCGGGAATGCTTGACCCAACCACTCATAGCCATAGGTATGCCCCGTTGGATCGTTATACGGATACGTGCCATCGGCGTTCGGCTTGGCGCTCATGCCATCGCCCGCGAGAAACACGCAGACCGCTTTGAAGTGCTGCAACATGATCACGATGCGCCGCGCCAGCTCGGGCAAATCATTGGTGAGATCACGCCCGGGCACGGGCATCAGAAATCCCGGCTCGCTGTAGGCCCAGCTGATGGCAATCTCGCCGTGCGTCCAGCCTCGTGAAGCGAGCTGCGAACAGTAGGCATGCAAGTCGTCGTCGTTGAGCGTCGTTGTCTCGGGTCCGAAGGCCGGGAACGTTCCGTATTCGCTGGTGGTCACCGTCTCGCCCTGAAAGCCCACGCGAATGGCGAGCGCTTCAGCTCGCGTGGGCGGCGGGAAAGGGAGCACCGCCGGGGGTGGGCCAATATGCGGCAAGCCGTATTGATCCCGATATTCATTCAGATGCTTAATCTTCGCCGTCTGCCAGTCGACGCCTCCCACGTAATAATCCCAGGCGCATCGTTGGCTCATGACTGACGTCATGCCGCCGTCGTTGATATGCGTGCCGTGGATGACGAAATATTCGGTATTGGCGTCGTTGATGCCGTTGCCGAACTCGACGCTCTTGCTTTCGTCGTAAGGAATCATCAGTGTTATTTCTCCTTCTGTAAGCGCTCGACGTCGGCGGTCAGCTTGAGCAGACGATACTCGATCTCGGTCAGGCGCGTCTGAATAATCTTGTTGTTGTTGGCCTGCCAGACTTCGATGATGGACTGGCGCCGCGCCTCTGTCGTCGCCTTCGCTTCCTTCGCAAGCCCATCCCCGGCCCATACGGTGCGCGCCAATTGCTCCAGCACGACTTCCTCGGCTTTGTCTCGCGCCTCCTGCGCCGCCGCACGTATTTGCAGCTCGGTTTTCAGGGCCGCCAGCTCCGTGGAATTCTTATAGGTCGCATGCAGGCGCGTGCCCTGATACGTGATTCCGATGGTGAGAATCACGATGACGGTACTGGCAATCGCTAACCGCTCATCTCTCAATCTTTTTTCCGGAAGCATGAATCCCTCTCCGATTGCCCGTGGGCCGCATTGGCACACATTTGGAGGGTGACGACATAGAGGCGTTCGATCGACGCGGCCATTTCCGCATGAACACGTTCAGATTGGAGGAGTCGTTCGTTCGTGATGATGACTTCGGAACGAATGGCCGGCAGGGTTTGCGCGCCGATATAGGTGAGATAGCAGGCAATCGCGGCCATGCCCCCAATTTGCACGAGGGCTTTGGCCCATACCGGCAAACGCGCGGCGATCGCGTCTCCGACGGCGTTGGGGTCGAGCTCTGGGGGCATGTCAGACGATGCGCGCAAGGGTAGCACGAACACCGCGATATGTAGTGGTCGGGTAAGAACTTAGCCACTCCCGGTGGGGGCATTGACAGGGGGAACATACTGGTTCGCATCATGAGCACACAGATCGACTCCATCCAGATATTCAACCCGACCGATCAGCCCGGCGTCCTGACAGTGCGGCGATTTCCCTCGGGCGCGCTTGAACTGCGATTAGGTGTCTCCCCGCGGCAAGGCGTGGCGCCGGGGTATACCGTCTGGAATGGCATGCACCACGATGACCCATTGATCGGGGATCCTGATCACGATTTCCTCTGGTGCCATGATGCCGGCCTGGACGTGCGCGTGAATTGGTCGGAGGTATGAGTAAAGAACACGTCGTCCAAGCCGTGCTGGAACATCTCGCCGCCGATGTGGCTGAGCTGGAACAGGAAGTGGTCATCTATCGCGAGATGAGCCAAATCCTGCTGGCCCAGAATGGCGAACTGCTGCGGCACAATGCGGCGCTGCGCCAGCAAATCAACGACCGACGTGAGGAGATTCGCAGATACACGGAATTGCAGATGACGAGTGCCTAACCCGCTCGCGATTGATCTCTTTTGTGGCCTCGGCGGCTGGACGGAAGGCCTGCTAGCTGCGGGCTATCGCGTGGTGGGCTTCGACAACGAACAGCACATCTACGGCGAGGCCCGGTATCCCGCGCAGCTCGTCATCCAAGACGTCCTGACGCTGCACGGGCGGCAGTTCAAGGACGCGGCGTTGCTTGTCGCCAGTCCGCCGTGCCAGGCGTATTCGTATCGCGCGATGCCGTGGAAGCGCGCCAAGGCGCTGCCGTCACCGAGCAACGAGTTGTTCGATGCCTGTTTTCGGATTCAGCGGGAAGCGATTGAAGCCGCTGGGCATCACATTCCGCTGGTGGTCGAGAACGTCTGCGGGGCGCAGAAGTGGGTGGGGCGCGCTCGCTGGCATTACGGGAGTTTTTACCTCTGGGGCGATGTGCCGGCGCTGATGCCGATTGTAACCAACCGCGTCAGAGGATCGAAGTTTCTTGAGAAACCAGGAGAACCGCATCGTGGTGGATCATGGTTTGATAAGACGAAGTTCGACGGTCCTGAAGGCGAGAGAAATCGTGCTCTTCTAGCCGCTGGCGATACAACGAAAGTCGCAGGTTTGAATTGGAGCAATTACGGAAAGCCGGGTTACAAAGCGGAAGCGTTCAACTCCACGGCTGAACAGCGGCTGAAGGCGACGAGCGGACACGGGCAGAATCCAGACGGGCGGAAAGTCGCCAAAGACGGCCAAGGCGGTTACGGTGGCGGATTCGGTTGGGATGATTCGCCGTTGCGTCGTGGCAACTCCAAGTCGTCGGCCCGTAAAGCCGCCTCCGCGCACATCGCCAAGATCCCCGAAGCCTTGGCGCGCCATATCGGCCAGGCCTGGCATCCATGAGCCAAGGCCTCCGCTGGACGGAAGAAGAATACGCCGCGTTTCGCCGCCGGATGGATGGCCTCGCGCCTCCGCTGCCCTTGCCCTTGCGGCCGCATGCCCAGCCCTTCGATCGCTTCCTCGAACTCTGCGCCGCCGCTAAGCTGCCTATCCCCGCTCGAGAAGTCCTGTTCCTGGCCGACCGGGATTTCCGCGCGGATTATTGCTGGCCCCTGCAAAAAATCATCGTGGAGCAGCAAGGCTTCCGTGACCATTCCACGCGCAAGGGCCTCCAGCGCGATTACGAGAAATCGAATTTGGCGCAGGCCGCAGGCTTCAAATATTTCCAGTTCACGCCGAAGCAGTTGCAATCCGCCGACACGATTGAGTGGTTGCGCGGGCAATTGGTAGCAAACGAACAGAGCGACACGTCAGCGAGTAAGGTAGAGTAGTGCCGGCGGGCGCCTGGCGAGGCCCCTGTCGCGTGGTGCTTGATCCACCACACGAGCCCGCCGCTTTTCACACCTGATCAAGAGGTGGTCCGTGCCTGATTATTCGTGGATTGCTCATCTCGATCGCGGCGAGCGCGGTCTACGGGCGAATCTCTCCAACGCCGTGGGCGTGCTCCAGCATGATGGCGCTTACGGGCCTGACGTGCTCTGGCGCGATGAATTCCTCGATCGCCTCATGACCTGCCCCACTGGCGATATGCCACGGGAGTGGGACGAAGCCGACACATATCGTCTTACGGCGCATATTCAGCAGACGATCGGCATCCCCGCCATGACGACGACCGAAGTGAAAAAAGCGGTGCATTATGTCGCCAGCCAACGCTTGCGCCACGTCGTGCGCGATAACCTCTCCACGCTCACCTGGGATGACACGCCCCGTATCGATCTGGCGCTCGAAGACCATTGGGGCGTCGAGTGTGGCGAGACGATGCCCTGCGCCTATGTGCGCGCCGTCAGCGCGAATCTGTTCTTGGGCCTCGTCGCTCGCGTGCTGCGCCCCGGCTGTCAACTCGACACGATGGTCGTGTTTGAAGGCGGCCAAGGCATCGGCAAGACCTCCGCCTTACGCATCCTTGGCGGGGCGTATTACGCCCAAGCCCATGAATCCGTCACGCATAAGGATTTCTTTGAAGGGCTCCAAGGTAAATGGGTGATTGAAATCGGTGAGCTCGACGCCTTCAGCCGTGCCGAAGTGAGTCGCGTCAAAACCGTCATTAGCACGCCCACCGATCGCTATCGTGTCAGTTATGGCCATTACGCGGCTGACCATCCCCGCCAATGCATCTTTGCGGGCACGACCAACCATGATGGGTGGGGCGCTGATGAAACCGGCTTGCGGCGCTTTTGGCCCATTCGCTGCGGCCTCGTCAACCTCGAATCGCTCGCCACGGCCCGCACGCAGCTCCTCGCGGAAGCCGTCCATCGCGTGCAGGCCGGCGAACCATGGTGGATCACGCCCACACTCCCCACCCTCGCCGTCCAAGCCGACCGCCAAGCCGATGATGCATGGACGGACCTCGTCTTCGCCGGGATTGGCCTCGACACAGAAATTACCGTCGCTGAAGTGCTCATCCGTATCCTCAAATTTGACGCCGCCCAGATTAGCCGCGCGGATGAGCTGAGGGTCGGTCGTATCCTCCGATTAGCTGGCTGGACCAAGAAAAACATCATGCGCCGCGGCAAACAAGGCAAACGATGGGTAGGACCAGCCAATGAGTAGACCAAGGGTAGGACCGCAAATCCTTATTCCACAGATACCTTACTTTCTCTACCCTCTCTACCCTATATATACATACATTTTACAATCACAATAATATCAAGTATGAACACACCCATGAGTAGAGTAGAGGGGTAGACTTCCTCCAACTGATTACTTTGAAAAAGAACCGAGGCGGCTATCGTCCAGGCTCCGGTCGAAAGCCCGGCTCCAAGTGGCCATCCACTATGGCCAAGGAGGCCGCGCGGGAGAAGGTGCGTCAAGCCATTACGGCGCATTTGGACGTTCTCATCAATGCCCAGCTCGCCAATGCCGCCGGTCTGCAGTATCTGGTCTATCGCGATAAGCAGACCGGCAAATTCGAACGCGTGCGCTCGCTCGAGGACGTCGACCAAGACGCCGAAGTCATCGAGGTCTGGGAGAAAGACCCCTCGGTGCAAGCGTTCACGGATTTACTCAACAGAGCGATTGATCGGCCGAAGGAACAAGTGCAGGAGATTGAGATTCGGGCGGATAATACGACGGCGCTCGATCGCGCGAAGGAGCGATCGTTGCTGAAGTTGAAGGGGTGACATCATGCAACGGAGTGAGTGTCGCGAGCGACTGGATGCGCTCTACGAAGTGATTGCTGACCGCCAACAACATCTGGTGGGTGAGCGAGAAATAGTCGATTGGACGCGACCTGATGGGGTGACGTACTACAACGTGCCACTGGTTTATCTGCAGCAAGTGAGCGCAGAGGACTATTACCAGTGTAAGCCGCATCAACGCGGTCTGGTGAATGAGGCAGCCTGTTACTTCTGGCGGGTGAGTGTCGACTAATACCGCGCCCTCGCGTAGCTACGATGACGACCTCGTGGAGTGGTGCGCGTCCCTCTATGCGGATCCCCTTGCGTGGGTGTGCGGCGCGTTCCCCTGGGGCGAGCCAGGCCCGTTGCAGCACTATCGTGAGCCCGACATCTGGCAATGTGAATTCCTGGAGTGGCTGGGTAGCGAGATTAAAGCGCGCGACTTTGACGGCGTGCATCCCGTCATGCCTATTCGCGCGGCTGTGAGCTCAGGCCACGGCATCGGGAAGGGCGCGTTGACAGGGATGCTGGTCAGCTTCCTCATGAGCACCAGGCGCCATGCGAAAGGCGTGATCACGGCGAACACCGGGCCGCAGCTGCAGGATAAGACGTGGCCGTCGATCACCACGTGGGTGAAGCGGGCGATTACGCGGGACTGGTTCGAGTTGAATACGAGCATCCTGTATCGCAAGGGGCATCGCGAAGAGTGGAAGTGCAGTCCCCAGACGTGCGACCCGGACAACAGCGAGAGCTTTGCCGGCCAGCACAACGCGGCATCGACGAGCTTCTACATCAACGACGAAGACAGCAACGTGCCCGAGATCATCCACGAGGTGCAGGAAGGCGGCTTGACGGACGGCGAGCCGATGCAGTTTTTGTTTGGCAACCCCACGCGGCGACGGGGCAGCTTTCACGACATCGTGTTCGCCGGCAAGGGGCGTGGCTGGAAGACGTGGGTGCTGGACGCGCGGGCGTGTCAGTTCCCGAATAAGGCGCTGATTGCGGAACAGCTCGAGGATTGGGGCGAGGACAGCGATCGGTTTCGGGTGCGCGTGCGAGGGTTACCGCCGAATGCGGAAGACGCGCAGTTTATCGATGCGGTGCGCGTGCGCGAGGCGCAGAAGCGGAAGGTAGAGGTGCTGGATGATGAACCATTGGTCGCTGGATGCGATCTCGCGTGGGGAGGGAAGGACAGCAACGTTATTCGATTTAGACGAGGTCGAGATGCGCGTAGTATCCCTGCTATCCGCATTGCCGGTGAACTCACGCGTGATCCTTCAGTGCTCACAAACCGCCTCTCGGATGTATTGGCTGGGACATTCGACAACCGACGAGTGGCTATGTTGTTCCTTGACTCCGCTGGGATCGCCGGTAGTGTGGGAACCCGCCTCCGAGAACTTGGCTTTAGCAACCTCCTCGAAGTGAACTTCGGGGCCGACAGTCCCGACCGCAAATACCGCTATATGCGGGATCTGATGTGGGGGCGGATGAAGGACTGGCTGGTCAACGGGGCGATTGATACGTCGCCGCGGCTTGAGAACGACTTGACGGCGCCAGGGTTGCGGGAGGATTTGAAGCAGCGGGTATGGCTGGAGAGCAAGAAGGAGATGAAGGCGCGGGACGTGCCGAGTCCAGATGAGGGGGATGCGCTGGCGCTGACGTTTGCGCAGACCGTGGCGCGAAAGAAGAAAGAGGAGCCAGTGCCGCAGCCGTCGTTTAGCGGGTTTAGTCAGTCGTGGATGGGTTAGGATAGGGCGCCGCATGTTCCACTTACCGGATTTGCCCATTGTCGGCTACAGCACGACGCGCGAGCGGGCGCTCACGGACAACATTCAAGAGTTCATCCGGCAGATTGAGCGCGACCGGCCACGGCTGCTGACGATTGTGTGTGAAGGGCGCGAGAAGTGGCGGAAGGTGGCGGGCGATATCTGGCGGGGCTATCGGATTGGGGAAGAGGACGGCACCCTCAATGCGATCTTCGCTTACTTTGAGTTGCTGGCGAGTCCGCCGCGGGTGCAGGCGAAGCTGCTCTTAGCGCCGAAGAATGCGCTGAAGTGGCGGGAGACGATGCGGCGGGCGATGCCGGGGATTGAAGCGGAACGCGAAGCCTTGAAGGGGCTGAAGCGATGATTTACGGGATTGCCGTCTTTCTCGGTGGCGCCTGCATCTTTGCGGCGACATTACTCGCGTTGGAAATTCGCTCAGAGATTCGCTGGATGCTGAAACGTAAAGCCGAGAGGCTGAAGCGATGACGCTGACGCGCGGCGAATTGGAATATCTGCTCTTATTGGCCACGAAGGAGCAGCAGCGCGTCCATGTGCATCAACATGGCGTGCTCCATCCCGTGCTGTTCCCGCATTGCCAGCATCCCGATTGTCTGTTTGTGCATGAGATTGCCGACCTCGTGGCGGGCATTCCGCGCAAGAAGCATCAGTTGATTGAGGTCGCCTAGTGGCGAAGGATCTGATTCGCGAAGCGCGCGAACGCTGGAACCGAGCGGCGGAAGCGGAAGAGCAGCAGCGCAATCGCATTGTGCGCGCGAAACAGTTCCGCGTGGGCGACCAATGGCCGGCGGCGATTAAGTTGGCACGCGAAGGCGGGAACAGCCTGCAGGGGATGGCGCCGCAGCCGCCGCGGCCCTGCCTCGTGGTCGATCGCCTGTCTCAACCCGTGCGGCAAGTGAGCAACACCATCAAGAACGCCAGCTTCGGGTTTGACGTGCTGCCGGCTGGTGGCTCGAGCGACCAGGATACGGCGGATATCTTTAAGGGCTATCTGCGCTGGATGATGAACAACTCGCGCGGAGAATCCCCGATTGAATGGGCCGCGGACCAGGCGATCGAGGGCGGGATCGGCTGGTTCCGGCTGCGCACGGATTACATCAACGAGACGTGGGACGGGGAGCTGACGGAAGAGGCCATGTGGCAAGCGCTGTTCATGGAGCGCATCACGAATAACCTGACGGTCTACGGTGATCCGTCTGCGGTGCGGCCGACGCGCTCGGATATGAAATGGGCCTTCGTGACGGAGGATCTGAGCCGCGATGAATTCGAGCGGCTGTATCCGAAGGCCGATATTCGCGGGCTCGAGGCGTTCATGGCGACGGGCGATAAGGCCGCCTGGTCCTCGTGGGTGAGCGAAGACAGCATCCGCATTGCCGAGTATTACCGCATCGAATATACGAATCGGCATCTGTATCAGTTGCAGGATGGGTCCGTTGTTGAAGAGAAGCCGGATGACAAGGCGGACATCAAGGCCGAGCGTGTCATGCGCGTGCCGAGCGTGAAGTGCGACAAGATCAACGCGATCGAATCGCTGCAGTCGTTTGATTGGGTCGGCTCGCGCATTCCGTTGATTCCGATTCTGGGCGAAGAGTTGAACGTGGACGGGAAGGTGTGGCTGCGCGGCGTGATTGAAGAGGGCATGGACGCGCAGCGGATGGTGAACTACACGTATAGCGGCGCCGTGGAAATCTTTGCACTGGCGCCGAAGAACGCGCCGATGATTGCGGCGGCGAGTGTCGCGAACTACAAGCAGATTTGGCAAACGCGGAACATCATCAATCACGCCTATTTGCCGTTCGACCCGTGGGATCAAGAGGGCAAAGAGTATCCAACGCCGATGCTGGATACGACGGAGCCGCCGATTCAGGCTGCCGTCGAATTGATGCGCGTCAGTGAGGATGCGATTAAGGCGACGACATCAACGGGCGATGCGAGCCTCGGGAACACGAACCCGAACGAGCGGAGCGGGCGGGCGCTGCAAGCCTTGCAGGCGCAATCAGACCTTGCGAACAGCAACTATCCCGACAACGTCAAGAGAGCCTTAATTTATGCTGGTGAGCTTGCCGTCGAAATCATTCCGAAAATCACGGTCAAGGGGCAAATCATTCACATTCTCGGCATGGATGACGAGCCTGAGCAAGTCATGGTCGGTCAACCCTATCAAGACGGCCAGAATGGGCAGCCGCAACCATCGCCGCCCGATGTCACTCCTGAAATGGCGCAGCTCGAAGGCAGCCTCCATAAATTCTATGACTTGAACAACGGCCGCTATGCCGTGACGGTGTCGGTGGGTAAGGCGACGGCAACGAAGCGAGAAGAGGGCGCGCAGGCGCTGGGCGAATTGATTCCGCATCTGCCGCCGGAGATGGCCGCCGTGGCCACGCCGGATTATGTCGAGCAGTTGTCGTTTCCTGGTAGTCATAAGATTGCGGAGAAGTTGCGGAATGCGCTGCCGCCGCAGTTGCAAGACCAGAAGGACCCGAAGAACCAGATTCCGCCCGCCGTGCAGATGCAGATGCAGCAGATGCAGGTCGAATTGCAGAAGGCGCAGCAGTTCATTCAGACGAAGCAGGCCGAGCAGCAGGGCAGCTTGCAAGAGACGCAGATTAAGACGCAGGCCGATATGCAGAAGGCCCAGATGGGCTTTGCGAATGAACTGAAGCTGCAGGAGATGAAGAACGCGAACGCGATTGCCGTCGCGCGCATCTCGGCAGCGAAGGTCATGATGGACCCGCAGGCCGAAGCGGCGGAAGAGCGGCTGGCGACCGGACTGCAGATGGCGCATGAAGTGGGGATGGCGGCGATGGCGCATCAGCACGAGCTGGAGCAGGCCGCGCAGCAGCATGACCACGCCTTGACGCAGGGCGCGCAACAGGCGCAGACTGCGCAGCAATCGCAACAGAGCGACCAGCAGCATCAGGCGGAGATGGCGCAGCAGGCGCAAGAGGCTGCGGCAGAAGCGCAGCCGAATGGAAGTGGAACATGAGTAGCACCGCTTGGAATCCAATGCCGAACTTTGATGCATTGGCGGATACTGCGATTATTCCCAGCAAAAACAAACTGATCGCCGAACTACAGAAGCGCAAAGCGGGCCTGATTGCCTACTGCCAGATCAAGCTCGAATCGGGCGACTGGCATGCTGTGCAGGATGCGGCGTCCGATATCCGCGAACTCGACGCCAAGCTGGAAATCCTGCGGGACGGCAAGTGAAAGGCCTGATCGTCAGTTTGCTCCTCCTTGCCTCCCCGGCGCAGGCGCAAATCTTGTGGGATCAGGCGAACGTGCCAAGTGTGGCCGTCGCGCAAGGTTACGCCTATAAGCTCTATATCACGGCCCCAGGTGCGACGACGCCGACGACGCTAACGCTCACCGCCGTGACCTGTGTTGCAGCCACGACGCCGGCCCCTTTCACAGCCAATTGCCAAGCGCCGGCCGCGCAAGCGCCTGCCGCGATCGCGCCGGGCGCGTCCTCGCAACTGACGGCGACCGATAGTGTGAATGGTTCAGCGGAAAGCACGAAATCGCTTCCCTTCGTGATGGCCGGTTGTCCCGATCCCGCGAATGTGAAAGTGGTCGTCGGGACGTGGGCGCGCACGTTGCCCACGGGCGGCGTTGGACAGGTACTGTATTCGCTGCTGCAAAGCAAAACGAACGTGACGACGGTGAGCGTGCGGTTTAATGGCATCGAACAGGGCCGGGTCGACGGCGCGCGGCTGAACACCATTGCCGGCTCGTATTTCACGGCGACGGTTCCGGCGGGCACCTATCAACTCACCGTGCAAGCAACGGATGCGGCCGGCTGCACGGATGGCGGAGCGGCGCGGCCGATGACCGTCGTGGTGCAATGAGCACAATTATCGTGGTGATCAAGAAGAAGCGCGTTACCATCGTGGCGCCGAACAAGAAACCCGGCGCCAAGTCGTTGCAGATTACTAGCGGCCCTCTACAGGAGCAAAACCCCATGCCCGTGTCCATGAGCACCACGCAAGAAACCACCCTCACCGCCACGCCTCTGCCGAAAGGGTCAACCGTCGATGGCGTGCCCGAATGGCAGTTGTCGAATCCCGCGGTCGTGTCCATCGCGCCGGATGCGACGGGCCTGACGGCACTTGTTAAGGGCACGGCGATCGGCGCCTGCACTGTGACGGTCATTGCCGATGCGGATCTGACGCCTGGGGTGCGGAACATTCAGGGCACGTTTGACATTACCGTGACGGCGGCGGAAGCGACGAGCATCGAGATTACGGCGTCGGATCCGGTGGCGCAACCGTAATGTCCCGGCTCATGCCGGAGCCGCAGGAAGTCGAGCTGTCGCCGACGATGCGGACCCGGCTGTATATGGAGCTGGGCCCCGGCCTGCGCTGTATCGGGCGCAGTGCCGAAGCCGTGCTCGAGGCGCGGGAGGATGTCATGCAATACGAGTTATCGCACCCTGGGGATGGGGACATCGCCGATGCCGAAGGCCCGGAGCAGGATGAGCACGAGGAAGAGCACGACGACGATGC